TTGCCACAGCCACTAGTGCCAGACAAATGAAGTATCGGATACTCCTTAAAGAGAGTACGCAATGGTGTCGTGGCAAGCCAAGAAAGAATAGGCATGGTGACTTCCGGCAGGTGAAGCTCGGTTAAGTTCTTAAGACTTTCAAAAGCCTTTTGAGAAGTTTGTTGAGGCAATGAGGTGTGGCTATCGTTAAGGGGTAAGCCAGCATCTTTAGGAATGTACTTCCAAGATTGATCGCCTATGCTCCCATTAGACCAGACAAAATCACCACGATGAAGCCCGACACGTGAAGTCATTCTTCCCACAGGTTTAAGTGTAGCTTCATCAAGCAGGTAAGACCCTAATTTCTGTGCATCAGTAGTGTTTCCAAAGAACTGACGAGCATGTTTCTGCGACCAGTCAATCAACTTCTGAACAGATCTAAACTCCAAAGAAGTAAGATGAACCTTTCTTCCAGTCGGAGCCATAGTCCCTTCAATCGCCCACGCATCCTCAGTTTCTCCTATAAGAAACCTATCAATATCAATAGACCAATTCGTAAGCTCAGCACCCTGAGCGTTATCGTTTGTAAGCCGTCGATAAATATTACCAACACGAGTTACCTTCTGCGCTTCACCAAAAGGCATCTGCCACTTATCAAACAAGTCACGAATATCTTCTTCTTGCATATCAGCAACATCTTTATCATCAGGCAAAGGTGTCAAAGTAACACAAGCTCCACGCTGATGCAGCCAATCCGCAACCTGAAATCTGCCAGAAGTACCAGCAGCATCACCGTCAAAGACAATACTAACATCACGTTCAAGCCAAACATCACTGTCGTAAACGCCTAGAATTTCTTGAACATTTTGATTAGCGCCGGGAAATCCTACAACAACATAGTCAGAGCCATACAAATATTCCATGACCCAAGTATCTGATTCACCTTCACACATAATGATAGGCCCATCAATCATTTCAAGCCTACGTAAAGCATCACGAGTAGCGTACAAAGCCATCTTAGAACCTACCCCAGCACGCTTACCTCCACTACGAGAAAGAGTTTTATAACCAATAATGTTTCCGTACTTATCGTAATAAGGCGCAAAGACCATCTCATTAGGCATGATATGCACAGCAAACTCCGAACGAAGAAACCCGACAGGAGGCAAACAAGGATGAGACTTCGAGTAATGGTAGTGCCATATCCTCGCAGAGCGATCATCGTGCTTTGGGTTAGGCCAATGAAACTCACGGCCCATTACCTCAGGTGCTGTGTAATCCACATCCGATGTAAGTTGTGTAGCATACAAAACCCTAGCTAAATCCATAGCTTGATCCGTAGACCAATCAGGTTTAAAACGCATTATTAAATCAATCGCTGAACCTTGAAAACCTTCAGCAAAATCTCCAACACGCCATTCATCACGTTGATTACGGAAGACATCTAACGAAGGGTTAGAGTCCTCTCTGAACGGCGAGCAGTACGAAAGCCTGAGCTTCCCGACTATCGCTGGCTGACATTTAAAGTAGCCAAGAACGACAGCCGGATGAAGCTCCTTCCGTAGAGTTTTAGCATTAGCTTGATTAGCTACGGAAGTCGCAACATCCGGTGTCATACCTATCCCCCTTTTAGAACTCTATTCCGCCCCCGACTGCAGAATCATCCAGTGGGATATAGGTACAACGTAGCCAAGGTCGGCTAGGGTCCCTGTCGTTTTCATCGTAGGTAGTACGTACTTTCATTTTACTACCCATAAGAGCACGCTCTATTTCAACTTCGTCAGGATCATTATCCCAATAAGCTGTATCCATCTTAGGATTAGCAGCAGCTAACTTAGCAAAAGCCATGTTGTTAGCTCTACCATTAGCTGAGAAGTAGGTGTTGTCCCAGAATCTTTCACCAGAATCTTCACCTGTTATAACTTCAAGCCAAAGACCTATCTTTGGATATTCATTAGAGGTTTCGCCTACACGACACTCAACAACGACTGCCGTATATTCGCCCCCCTCTTCGGGTTGCCAACGCTCCTCCGCAGAGGAACTTAATTCACTAAATGAAGGCATTTCTTTTTCTCCTTTTATCTATTTATTATTTCTATTATTTCTTTTATGGTTGGGTCTACAATATACCCTTTTGTGTTAGCTTCTGCAATTTGCCAGAGACGACATTTTGCATCTACTAAATCTGAAGGTTCAAAATGTAAGATCGTATGCAACTCTCCGTCTTTGTCTCGTTCCATCTTCATAAATCCATGAATATCGACAAGGCCGGGCAGCCTTTTTCTTATCTGTCCTTCTAATAGAGGGCGCATATAGTGGGCTTCTCTATCTGTCGCTGATATCAAACATACGTTAATAGGTTTGTTAGCGTTAGGTTCAACACATGATAGCAGATCTTCAGCTTGCATCAGCATATGATTCAAGACACGATTCCATGCATGGAATGTGAATTCTGCATCTGGGTTAAATTTTTGATTAGGTTGCTGTAACTCTCTTTTAAGTTTCGTTTGAAATAGAGTTAAGCTATCTAGTACGAACGTTTCAAAAGGATGATCGCCTACCTTAAGGTAAGTAATCAAATCCTGTAGATCTTGTTCTGTTTTGGTTGGGTACACAACGGTATCAACATCAGATTTTTTATCCCAATCAGACCAAAGGACTTTATTGCCTCCAGCCTTAGCCTTCATAGCCGCACCTTCAACGTCAGCTATCAACGTAGGGTTTGGGCCAGTCAATCCAAAGGTTGTTTTACCTGAACCAAAGACACCATGAATGTGTAAGTAAACTTTTAAATCACTCATCTGTTCCTTTCTTGTGGTCAACTTGCATTACATATTCCCAGTCTTGACCTGCGCTTTTAGATTCACAAGCGTCAAAGAAGCTACATCCAGAGTCACAAGACCAATTCGGGTTAGGTAATTGTATCGCATCATCAAGTATTTTAAAAATCAGAATACGAATATTTTCCCTAGCTTTTTTAATTCTCTCTGGAGAAAAACGCATCTCATTCAACTGCACGTAAGGAGGTTTACCTGCCTTGGACTTAACCCTTTTAATTCTGATATGCCCAGCCGTACCTACAGGCCCAAGCTGATCTTCCATGATGACTGCCATAGCATTCATCTGCCAATCAGAGTTCATAAGTGCGACACTTAAACTAGCGCCAGTCTTATAATCAAGTATGCTGTACGTTCCAGTCACCTTACATTTCACAATAAGATCTGCCGTGCAATGTATCTTCCAATCTAAATACTTATAAGCAGGGTCCGAAACTGATGTCGAATAAGTTTCTTCGGCTGAAACAAACTCATACCTATCAAAGAACTTTGTTTGATCGAACCAGTTAAAAGTATTGGCAGCCATCTGCTTTGCGTAAGGTAGCAGCTTGACATAGATATCTGTTTGAACCATTTCATTATCAGTGTAAGCAGCTATCCAAGAGTCAACATTATTTGCACAGTTATGCGTTGCAGTTGCAGGCCCACCTTTTGTGTCAAGAAAATATGGCAGTCCTTCTTCAAGAAAGAAATGGGTTAAAGAACCCAAGCACATATTGTTAGCTTGCTTAGGGCCATCATACTGCCAGTCATCTACTCTGGACCATTCAAATTTTCTAGCGCAAGAACTATAGGTACCAAGAGCAGTTGAAGAAATATCTATTGACCGCTCTAAACGATCTACCTTTGTTCTATTGATGTATATCATGTAACTCCTCGGATAAAAATATGTTCATGTTTAATGCGCACTGGTCATAGTTTGGGTAGTTGCGGCTAGCTACTTTCTTAAAGCCACCAGTGTCACCCTTACGTGTCTTAGGTTTACTACTCCCATAATCTATGACAGCGTGCCATTGATAGTGCGCTTTGGTTGGTTCTAACTCAGGGTTGCCAGCACTTATATACTTATGGATGCCGCACATTATAAGAACAGGTGAATCATAAGCTAAAGATAGTTGATGTTCAATAGGTCCTTGATCTTCCATTTTTTCCTTTCTTTTTTTATTTATCTTTATTATTTAGGGAACGATATCAGGTTTAAATCCTTTGTCTGCTAAACGATTCCGGCTATAAGCTTTACAATTTTTGCATTGCCATACTTGATAGAGGCTGGTCTTTGTAATCCTTCTCCCCCGACGCTGGAGATCATAAGAGCCACATGTAGGGCAAGCATGTTCTTTTGTATGCATATTTAAATTGGGATGATTTGTCATCCAAGGACGCAGCGTAAGGTACACATCTCGTAGGAGGACAACATCTTGTTTGCAATACTTGATCATCTTCCGCCAAGATTTCATATCCCCACGCATACAACCAGCCCACGTAGAGAAACCACCTGTTTCTTCTTTCTTTCCTAAGCCTAAGTGCTGGCCCAAGTTGTTTAAATGGTTAGCATTAAAATAAAAATATTTTCTTGCAACCTTTAACGTGTCAATAGACTGGACAGGAGATACAGGGCCGAGCCCATGATAAATAAAACGAGCATTGCACTTACGCATATCAAACTTATCCCCATTATGGGCAACAACAATGTCAGCTTGATTAAGAAGTTCCCAGACTTTTTTGACCACATGGTAATCGTTTTCGGGGTCCTTTTCGTAAGCCTCAGGGTAATCTGTAAGCGAACAGACCTTAGTATGTTTATGATGCTCCCATCTATAGCCGAAGCAAAGCATGTACCATTCTCTTTCATGCTGGATAACGTTTTGTTCATATTGTCCCCAGACATAAGCAAGATTTGGGGCCGTTTCGATATCGTAATACAGTATCTTAGGCACATTTAATAGTGTATATCACAATCAAATTTTTTTACAGAATGAGGGGTTCAGGAGTCAGTTACTATTCTTTGCCAAGAAGTAAATCAGCAAAAGCTTTTTCTCCATTAGCAAGATAATCGCTTAAGTATTTTAACTTATTCTCTACTTTGCCAGCTAAGGATACCTCTACAGTTCCTTCAGAACGAAGCGCAACGGCTGGTACGACGATGGTAGAACCTATACGGCGTACACGACCACGACACTGGATCATCTCTCTAGACGAGGCTGGTTCTTGGGCAAACACAACAAGCCCAGCACTGGTCAACGACACGCTTTCAGACATAGTACCTGTAGTACATATAAGAACATCTCGTTCGGGGCCTTCCTGAAATTCCTTAATGATGTGCTCACGCATAACAGTTTTAGTGTCACCTGTAATCACATGGAAAGGGCGATCAAAAATACAATCACTAAGCTCCCTATACATAAGGCCCACAACTTTAGAATGCTCAGCAAAAACAACTATCTTACAATCAGCATCCTCAATAATCTGCTTCAAAGCAGGGACCTTATTAGAAGGCATATTCAAACCAACAACCTCATCCCTGTCATTAAGGACAGGTTTACCATTAGCAATTTGACGCAACCGAACATACCTTTCAGCAACATTCTTAGCGACAAGCATCTGACCATCTTCATCTATAGAAACTAAATGCTTAACCATACGGTTATACGCACGTTTCTGTTGGGAACCTAACTCAATATTTTGAATCAGCAAAGGTGCTTCTTCAGGCACAGTCATATGAGCAAGAGCAGCACTTACCTTACGATCCTCAAACTTTCTACGAGTAGTACGCCAACCCATAACAGCTTCATAATTCTCCTGACCATTTTCATTCCAACCCTTACATTCAAGGCCACCATGAAAACCCTTTTCCATATCCAAAAATCTACGACGGAAATGAGTTATATGAGGAAACTCACGAGGCGAAAGGAACCTAAGCTGCGCCCACAAATCCTGCGGATCTATAGTCATAGGCGTAGCAGTCAAAGCAATACGATACTTAGCTTCCTTAGCTAACCTCCAACAACACCTAGTACGTGCAGCTTTAGGATTTTTAATACGATGAGACTCATCAACAATAACAGAGTTCCATTTAATGTCATCAAGCTCCTTTTTATCACGAGCAAGGTTATCGACCCAATGGTCACAACCAATATGAGTAATCAAAGTACTATAAGAAATAATAACAAAGTCAACGTCATCAACATGAAGCAACTGAGCCTCACGTTCTTTCTTTTTACCTTCAATAACAATGTAATCACAAACACCTGCCCCCCAAAACTTCTCAAGCTCAGACTTCCAAACAGGTATAGCATTATTAGGACAAACAATAATATTAGGACCCATCCTAAAGTTATTATCCAATACAGCTAAAGCCGAACGAGTTTTACCAAGCCCAGTACCATCATTAATAAAAACACTGCCAGCCATGCGAGCAATACCGGCATTATCCCACTGATAACCAAACAACCTGTCATTATTAGGGGTAATGTCGTCCTTATTAATGTAGTTAACTACACCATCCCGAAGGGAAAGCCAATAACTAATACGATCTTCAGCTTCATCAGTGCAATGCATGTTCTCATACCAACGACAAGTAGTTAAGTCCCACACGGTCTGAAAATTCTCAGTAAATAACCACTCGGCGTAACCTTTAGCAGAAACAATCTCATACTCAGGGTAATCAGCAGAACTACTAACGTAACCAGCCTCAGTTTGCCAAGGATACTGATAAAAATTAGTTGCGGTCATGTCATCAGCAGCACCACGATGCAATACAACTATAAACTTTTCCCGACTGGGACAATAATCCAATATAAAACCATTCCACTTACCCATTGTTCTTGCCTTTCTTAAAACACTTATCCTTAAGCTCATGCCTAAGCACAAAAAACTTGGTGTACCTCTCAGTAGCATTCTCCATAACAGGACGCACAAGTTTCTCAGCCACCTGCAAAACAGCAAGTTCAAAAGCCGGATGCTCCAACAACTCACGAATCTCAATATCACGTTCGCTCATCTTAGCCATTTCTTTTTCCTTTCTTTTTTTAATTATCTATTTCTTCAACCACCTTCGCATACAACTTAGAAACATTACTCTTAGGAATATGAGTCAAATGATGCCTCACAACATGACGCATCGCATCAGTACCATGACGATACTTAGAAGAATACAAACCCATACCCTTCAACACGTCATTAGCAACAGTCTTACCAACAGAAGGAGACTGCGGATAAGTACGAGTACCTATCCAATCTTCAATCTCCACAACAATCCAACCAATAAGATTCAAAGCATCAAACACGCCCTGCTTACCAGCACGCAAAGTACGATCACCAATATAAAAACTCTCATACACAAGCTCAACAAAATTACCCTCACAATGCTTACGAATCCAATACGCAGCATCATGAATGCCCTCAATCTGATGATGGGCAGCAACAAAACCCTCATGAGTCAACCTAAGGACAGCTAAACCAGTGGTAGTGCCCGGATCTACACCCAAATAGGTTCTAGCTAATTGCATACATCTATGCTATAGCGAATACACGAAACAACAGGGGACACCTCCCTGAATCCTTTATTCAAAGGCTCTGGGATCTGGTGGGACATATTCGCCAGAAAACCTGTTAACAATTTTCTGAATAGGCCGCTACTAACCGCTAGGCTTTCACCCTCCACAGTGGATGATCAATCCGTCCTTTATTACATTCCCCTATTGTTTCCTTATAATACAGAGGGCGGTCAAAGGTCAACAGCATCTCGACATGTCCAAAGACCTGTATCGCTGACTCTACCGTGCATATAAGCGATCTTATGGGTATTTTTATGAGTACCCAGCTCAGGTTGTTGTAAAGGAATGGCCTTTCCTAAACCCCTCAGCTCTAGGATTTACGTCAACTGGTGACTACCCTGAATCTTCGGGGCGAAAAAGTGGGTGGGGGGTAAGGGGGGACTCACTATCCCCACCCACTAAGTTGTATGCGTCTACTCCTAAACTAACAACTTACTCAAACTGCAGCCAAAGCCACAGCATGATCTATAGCACCATCATCAAGCATAAGAGCATCATCCAAAGACACCGAATCAGCCTGAGAATAGGCAGTAATAGCCTGAGCAACACCAAAAGCTGATATGTCTCCGCTACTAACAAAAATATCAAAAATACCACTAGCCGAATCATCAGCAAAAGCAGTACCCAAATAATCAGAAACGACAGAAGGCTGAACAGGCTCCTTCAAACCCTCCAACTCCCTCACCTTCGCCGCAATAAAATCAGGATGAGCAATATCAACAATCTTATCAATCGTCTCAGTCGTAATAAGCTCCATCGTCGCAGCCATAGTACGAGAAGAAACCTTCCCATGCTCCATAGTCGAACCCAAATGCACCTTACGATAAATATCACTCGTTAAAGTCATCCCATTATTACAAACCTCAATCACCACAATCGGAGCCAACGTAAACGCACCAGCACCAACCTCACTATTACGAATCTCAATACCCATAAACACAGTGGGATTATCAAGACCAGTCTCTCCAGAAAAAGGCGACCTGTAATCCTTTAGCA